ATGCCAAATCTTGCCAAGCTTTTTTAAAAGGTTTTGAAAACACTGATGAATATGACCGTAGAGCTAGAGTCGAAAAAAAAGTCCGTCACAACTCTCAAATAAAACGCATTTTTGTCATGTCTACTATGTCCGTTATGTGAGTTTGGTGAGCACAAAAAATTTTTGATTCACTTAATACCATATGCCAAAACTTCACTAAATCCTTATTCTACAATACGTTAGTTAATACAACGGTATTAAGTAAGTAAATATAGAGTGAAGTTAGCGCAAAAATCTTGGCAAACGCATGATGGTATTAAGTGATGGTATTAACTCAAAAATGAAAGGAATTAATATGAAAGAGGAATGGATAGAGCTTGAAGAATTTCCTGATTATGCAGTAAGCAATCTTGGAAATATTCTTTGTTTGAGAAATGATCTTGTAAGAAGACCTTCTCAAAATCAACAGGGTATTGCTAAGATCACATTAGTGTTAGATGGTCGTACACATACGAGAGCTGTCGCTGTTTTAGTTGCTAAAACATTTCTAAAGAGAGATGCATCCTATTTGAGAGATCCTAACATATTCAACACTCCTATTAACACTGATGGTGATCGAATGAATTGTTGTGTTGATAATCTTATGTGGCGTCCACGTTGGTTTGCTATAAAATATCATCAACAATTTCAATATATAGAATTCCATCAAGCGCATCCTTATATTGAAGAAATTGAAACTGGAGAGCGTTTTAACAACATCAAAGATCCATCTATTAATTATGGATTGTATTATCGTGATATCATCAAATCCTTTATGAATCATGTATATGTATTTCCTACTGGACAGGAGTTTAGACTTGTTTAACTCATATGGTATTAAGTCGCGTCAGAATCGTGGCCTATAATGAAAGGAGAGGGAATAACTAAAATACAATTCCTCTATTTTTTGGATCGGATGATGAAATGTTAGAAAGAGACTATCAATCTCGATTAATAAAAAAACTTCGACATATGTTTAAAGGTTGTTTCATTCTTAAGAACGATAGTTCGTATTGTCCTGGAGTCCCAGATCTTCTTATTCTTTATAAAGACATGTGGGCAATGCTTGAGGTCAAACCTTCTGAAAATGCAGAAGAGCAACCAAACCAACCTGAATATGTTGATCTATTAGATAGTATGTCTTTTGCAGCATTCATCTATCCCGAAAATGAGAGGGAAGTGTTACATGAACTTAAACAAACATTCCAACCTCGCCGGGCAACACGCTTTTCTTAGTCCAAGTAAATTTCATTGGATCAACTACGATGAAGATAAGATGGAACGAGTTTTCTTTACAGCGATGGCGGCACAACGTGGAACAGAGTTACATGCTCTTGCTCATGATTTAATTCGTTTAGGCGTCAAACTTCCTCGTAGTCCTAAGAGTTTGAATTTGTTTGTTAATGATGCTCTTGGATATCGAATGACACCAGAACAGATCTTGTACTATTCAGATAACTGTTTTGGAACTTGTGATGCAATTTCATTTCGTAACAATCAACTTCGTATACATGATCTAAAAACAGGAACTACTATAACGTCTGTTCATCAATTAGAAGTATACGCAGCTTTGTTCTGTCTTGAATATAGATTCAAACCGTTCGAGATTGAGATCGAATTACGCATTTATCAAAATGATGAAGTTAAGATCTATGAAGCCGATCCAGATGTAATAATTCATATAATGGATAAGATCAAAACTTTTGATAAGCGTATTATTGCTCTCAGAATGGAGGCCAGTTAATGCTAATTCCAGAAGAAGACCATATTGCTCACATAGGTACGCTTCACAAATCTGGACGTTATCCATGGGGTTCTGGTGAAGATCCGAATCAGAGAAATAAAACATTTCTTGATTATGTTTCTGAATTACACAAACAAGGTATGAGTGATCCGGATATAGCACGTGGTATGGGTATGAATACAACAGAACTTCGTGCTAAGAAATCAATTGCCAAAAATGAAGAGAAGCAGGCCGACATTAGAATGGCTCAAAGGCTTAAAGATAAAGGTCTTTCTAATGGTAAAATTGGTGAGCGTATGGCTAGAGATGGTGTACCTAGAAATGAATCTTCTATTCGAGCGCTCCTCGCACCTGGAGCTGCAGACAAAGCAGATGCTCTTCAAGACACAGCTAAATTACTTCAAGATGCTGTTGATAAGAAAGGGTACATAGATATAGGTACTGGTGTTGAGAACCATCTGGACATTAGTAAAAATAGACTTAGCACAGCTGTTGCTATTCTAAAGGAAAAAGGATATGTTGTAGAGACAGTTCAAGTCGCTCAACAAGGAAGTGCTACTAATAAGACAGGTATTAAGGTTCTTGCACCACCTGGAACTGTGTATCGAGATATAGCTGCAAACACAGGTAAGATACAACAGATCAATGAATATTCTAGTGATGGTGGTCACACATTCAACTTCATTCAACCTCCTATTTCTATAAGTTCTAAGCGTGTTAAAATTATATGGGATGAAGATGGTGGTGGTGCTAATGATGGTTTAATCCATGTTCGACCTGGAGCTAAAGATCTCTCTCTCGGTGGATCAACATATGCTCAAGTTCGAATTGCTGTGGATGGTACTCATTATCTAAAAGGTATGGCTGTATATAAAAACGACTTACCTCCTGGTGTGGATCTTCAGTTCCATACGAATAAGACTCGTCTGCCTGACAAACTTGATGTTATGAAACCGATGAAATTGGATGAGCCAGACAATCCTTTTGGATCTGTTGTTCGACAACTTAAGCAAGATCCTAAAGATCCAGAACGTGTTACGTCAGCGATGAATATAGTCAATGCTGAGGGCGATTGGAGTAAATGGTCTCGAAATCTTTCACCACAAACGTTGTCTAAACAGAGTCCAACTCTCGCTAAGTCTCAATTAGATATGACATATGAGAGAAAACAGACAACACTTGATGGAATTATGAAATTGACTAATCCGGCTGTTCGTAAGAAGCTCTTAGAGACCTATGCTACTGAAGTTGATTCATCAGCAGTTCATCTTAAGGCTGCTGCTTTACCTCGTTCTAGTTGGCATTCTATCCTTCCTATGAATACATTGAAACCTAATGAGATCTATGCACCAAACTTTCGTAATGGTGAGTTGGTAGCATTGATTCGTTATCCTCATGGAGGAACATTCGAGATTCCTGAGTTGACGGTAAACAATAGAAACCCGCAATCGAAGACTCTTATGGATCGAGCTGTAGATGCTGTAGGTATTCATTCTAAGGTCGCAGAACGTTTGTCTGGTGCAGACTTTGATGGGGATGCAGTTCTTGTCATTCCGAATGAGAGACGACTCATTAAGACTACACCAGCTTTAGAAGGTCTAAAGAACTTTACTCCTAGAGATAAATATAAAGAGTACCCTGGTATGATCCCAATGTCGACTCAGACTAAAGGTACTCAGATGGGTCTTGTGTCTAACCTAATTACAGACATGACTATTCGTGGAGCTAATACAACAGACATTGCTAAAGCAATTAGACATTCTATGGTAGTTATTGATGCTGAGAAACACAACCTCGACTATAAGGCGTCTGCTAGGGACAACAGTATCACGCTTCTTAAAGCAAAGTATCAGACACCATACACTGAAAGCGGTAAGGCTGGTGCTTCAACACTAGTTTCAAGAGCTAAGTCAAGGGCAGACGTTCCAGAGAAGAAGCTTCGTAAGGCTATTGATGGTGGTCCAGTAGATCGTGAGACTGGTAAGTTAGTGTATGTACCTACAGGTAGGTCCTATCCTGTAGTTAAGACTACTATAGATCCAGAGACAGGTCAGAAGGTCTATACAGAAACAGGCAAGACTAAACCGTACACCACTGTGTCTAAGAAGTTAGTAGAGACTGATAATGCGTTCACTCTGTCTTCTGGTACGGCTATAGAGAACGTCTATGCAGAACACTCTAATAAGCTAAAGAATCTAGCTAACATAGCTAGAAGAGAAGCCGTTAATACTAAGACTGTTCCGTACTCTCCATCTGCTAGAGTAGCCTATGCTAATGAGGTTAAGTCTCTCAATGCTAAGCTTAATGTGGCCTTAATGAACCGTCCATTAGAACGTCAGGCTCAGGTCTTTGCGGGTGTTCAGGTCGCTGCTAAGAGAGCTGCTAATCCGACTATGGATAGTGCGAGTCTTAAGAAGGTAAGGTTCTTAGCCTTAGAGTCAGCTCGTCTTAGGGTTGGTGCTAAGAAAACTCAGGTTGTGATAGAGCCTAAAGAGTGGGATGCTATACAGGCTGGTGCAATTACGAACCACAAACTTACGGAGATTCTTAAGAACTCTGATCTTAAGAGAGTTAAAGAGCTGGCCACCCCCAGGGTAGAGATAGCTATGACATCAGCTAAAGAGAGAAGAGCTCAGACTATGATAGCATCAGGCTACACAAGGGCTGAGATAGCTGATGCATTAGGCGTATCATTGAGTACATTAAAACTTAGTCTAACACCGAGTGAAGGAGGATGACATGACACAACACATGATAACAACTGTAGACAATCCATTCAATCCCTTCACGCAGTTTGATGAGTGGTATGCGTATGATGTGGGTGCTGGGTACATGACACTAGCCTTCCTAGGTAGGATCGTCATGACATCTGATGAGCTATCTGAAGCCGATCAAGTGTTAGCTACTAATCAAGCAGTTGATGAGATCGTTGAAGAGAACGTGCTAGGCTTGTATAGAAAGGTTTCACTAAACGAACCATGATGACTGGTGTGCACACACAAGCTGGTGACCAAGTTGATGAGAAGAAGAGCTAACTGATTGACTGATTGACATCATCATGCAGATGAACACACACCGCCCCCTCCCTCCCCCTCCCCTCGCCTGGTCATAAGATCATAACAATAATAATTTTTAATAATTTTAAAAAAAAATAAAAAAACATTTTATTATTGTAATAAAATAAAAAAGTTTTTGTTATTGAGCTTCGTCCTCGTGAACTCTTAGAAGTCTTAGAGACTTCGGGGGGTCGACCCACGGGGGAGGGGGGTCCGCAAAAAACACCCCCCTTCTTGATCGCTGCCCTCCCAAAAATAGCTCCGGTGGGATATTTGGCACAAACAATCCACTTTTCACCCCTAGAAAGAGGTCTCTGATGACGTTTAC